TAGTTGGGAATATTTTTCGTCAGATCGTCATGGATCTTTGAAAGTTTATTGAATTGATCGTCAAACCCGATAAAAAATTTATCAAAGTCTTTCGCAAGGTTTAAGTTGTTAAACATAACCATTTGTTTTCTCCTATTAAGCGAGGTTAAATAAAATTTCCACCCCGAAGGCGTGGAAGGGTCCAGCTTACCGAATACTGGGTCACCATATCGTTGTGACGGTCTAATACGTTCCTAAGGTAGTAGGATCTATTATATATGCTTTTACTCAGTGTAATCTAATTTCTTTTTACCAATATTATACTTAGTTTGTAAATCCCATTCATGTTTATCTTTAAACGCAATCACTTTAATCTGCGATAAAGGTGCAAAATCTAAAAATTTATTACCTTCTAAAATCTTTACTAAACCCCAATCAGATAGCAGTTTAGCAATTGTATTTCTTCTCTCAATATCGTTATCAGATAAATCGGCTTGTTTACCATCCAGGGCAAATAACTCTTTAAAATGAACTATAAAATATTTACCCTGTTTATGTAATATGTGACAAGACTGAAATAGTATTTTATCTTTTCTAGACGCTACGCCAATTCTTGTAAGTGTTTCTCTAACCTTTAAAAAATCATCTGGCTGAACAAGTGTTACTTCTAAGGGATTGTATCCGGCCAAGTCAATCTTGAAGAACTCGTTTGACATTATTTATTCCACCTTTTTCTAATTTTTGTTTTAAGTAGTCAATCTTGGACTGATCTAGAAGGGGAATTACCTGGCGGGCTTTCTCATTGCTATAGCCATAGTATTGTTTTATAACCTCTATCGATTCAATCTTTTCGACCTTTATCCATTTATTATAACGTTTCTTAGGCCTAATATTATTTAGCAAAAATTGAAATTGGAGTTTTTTATCAAGATGTGGTCGAGAATTCATCTCATTTGCTGGAATAACCGTGTCTGCACCATATGAAAGTGCTTTATTTACAATATACGGAACATATTGCTTTTCAGACCAATCATCAACTATGAGATTGTTTTTATTGAAATTAATGGCATTAACAAAATCGAAAGGGGAAATAGCTGGTGCTTTATATTCAAACGTTTCTGGTTCTACTACTGGCTGACCAAAGGTATCGTTTACATCCATAACATCCTCAACAGACCTATAGTATCTATAGTGGTAAGAAGGATGTAATTAGCAAGCATACCAAAACTACGACGAGTAAAAGCAGCCCAGGCATATAGCCCACAACCAGTAATCCATATAGGATAAAGAACCAAGAGAGGAGGATTAGGAACGGTGACAGCCATAGTAATAGAGCAACCAATAGAAATAGCCCAAGCAATAATTTCAACCATGAATCTAACATTATTGCTTCTCCAATCTTCTTTTATCCAACCAAAAATACCTGATAGTAGATCATTCATTTTATTTCAACCGATGCCATAATTTCGGTTAGACAAGCAACTAAATTAATTTCTTGATCAGATACAAAAGCAGACTTATATTGATAATCGGCTATCATTAATACTAGTTGAGGTACCTGATTAGTTAAAGGTACAAATGTATCATATATCTTTCTAAACAGAGATACAGGGTCGTTATCTAAATTACTAACCACCCATGAACGCATTTTTTTCCAGTCTTTTACTCTAACCGATTCAACTAACTCTTTCATGTTAGTCTCACCAAGGTTAACTAAAATACCTTCGTCAATAGAGCCCGATTGCGAGTAACGTTGTAATTCGTTTAATGATCTACGAAAGTCAGGGAAATGCTTTTCGACAACCCTTGCAATTACCTTTGGATCAAAGGGTATATTCTCTAACTTAAGTATATCGGTAACACGGTTAAAGAAGGCAGAAGCTATCTTTGGTTTATCAGCATTCTTAATTTTAAATTCGATTACTGCACACCGACTATGTAGCGGGGGAATAATTCTATTCTTAAAATTACAAGTAAATATAAACCGACAGTTGCTAGAAAACTCTTCTATAAAGCCACGTAATGCCGGTTGAGTAGAATTAGGGTTAAGATAATCAGCTTCGTCTAATATAACTACTTTTGTATTACCTGTAAAAGAAACAGTAGATGCAAATTGCTTAATCTTTGTACGCAGTACATCAATACCAGATTCCTCTGACCCGTTAATCACAATGTAATCGGTATTTAATTCTTCGCATAAAGCTCTTGCTACAGTAGTCTTACCTGTACCGGCAGACCCACATAACAACATATTTTGTATCTCTCCCTTAGCAACCATTTGATTAAAATAATCAACATGCTCTTTAGGCAAAATACAATCATTAATTTTACGGGGACGATATGCCTCCACCCAGAGGAAGTTTTTTTCCACTATGCCTCCTTAAACAGTTGAACCAGGCTCACATGCAATCCAATATTGCAGGTCTCTTGATTCATGTTTAAAGTGAAGGAATTTGGCTTTACCATTAGGCGTCTTAGCAACTGTAACGTCATATGCATCAGGAATAACTTTTAAGTTTTCTACTGCAATGAATACATCGAAGGGATCAAACGCTGTCCCAAGTTGCTTTTTAAAGTTAGCAGCTGTATCATTCTTACGATCACTAACCGATAATGTAACAGCCTGGTTACTACAGGTAACCGAAATAGTAGGTGCACCGGTAATTGCTGCTGCTTTCATTACCATTTGTACATCTTCAGCCGTCATCTTAAATTTATAAATGTCTACATGCTCCATTTCCCCTGATGGGGCAGCAGTAACCACGTCAGGGTTAGAGTAATAGTATTCAAATTTACCTGCTGGACTAGTTACAACTAAACACTTATCACCAAATTCTACTTCCTGGTTATCCATTAACGTTAGCATGGCTAACATAGAGTTTAGATCATAAATTGCAAATTCATTAGGTATTACTTCTTTAATACTTGCTTTTGCAAAGATATTCTTTGCATTAGATATCGTACTAACAGCATCGCCTTGCTTAAAGACAATATTAGTATTAATCGATGCAAAGTTCTTCAACATCGATATCGTTTCACTTCCAATTTTCATAATTTAATCCTCAATAGATATCACATTATATAAGCTTTTGTTCTACTACTCCACTGTATTTGTTAATGCTGTAAAGTCTTTCCTTTTCATCAAGGTCTCTAAATTCTGGTTTAAGAAAAGCAGAGTCACCGTGCTCTCTAAAGCAAACCAAAATATCATCTAGCATGATAGGATCACCGTAATGGTAATAGGAACGGTAAAAATATTCTCCATCTACTAACCACAGCATATTTTCGTCCATCTCTAACGCACATTCACGTCTCACAGTGTAGTTAGAAGGATTACCGGTTGTATTGTCTCCATTAACATGCTTATTACCATACCATGGTAATCTCGTATCATAATATTTGGTACGGGCTTGATCACAATGGGTAAACCCGGAAATAAACCATTTGCCGTCTGATGTTTCAAATGCATTAGCAATTTTACTTAATGCTTTAAAATCTATAAAAAAATCATCCATGTATAGTAACTTAACCAAGTCGCCAGTTGCATGCTTTATGGCATAATTTACATTACCTGCAGCAGTCTTTTTACCGATTAAATTTTTAACGTATATAATTTCTAAAACGTTAGAAAATACGTCACATATTTCTTTTAAATTATCTCCTTCACTCTGGTCTGAAATAACTACTTCAAAATTTCTATGAGTTTGAAATGTAAGACCAGATAGGTATTCAACAAGGAATTTTTCACTCAGTTTATCTTTCATAGTATAAACTGGACATACAATAGAGAACTTATACATTAAATTAACTTAGGCGCACCTAGTGGTTGAACATTAAGATACTTTTTCCAAGGTTGACCTTTATCAACTCGCTTGAGTTTAGTAAACCCGCGTTTACGAATAACGATATTATCCCCTGGTTCGTATTTACCATCGATACATTCTTTAACGATTTCAGCAACCTGTAGGGTTGATAATCTGGTACGAACATCTTCCCCTGGGTAATCGTGTTCACGCATTTTTGTATCTACTCTGCCTGGGCTAATTGAATAGGCATTATAACCCTCAAGCCCAAGTGATTGAACAAAGGAAATAACCCCAGACTTTGACGCTGAGTAACCACTATGTTCTGGTTTACCATACATACCTGCTACAGATGCAATAAAGATCATTGGACGAAATAAATTTAATGATATTGATTCTCTTGCAATATTGTAACTACCAACTAGATTAACTTCGATCTCCTCTTTCCAATGATCAATATTTGAATCTTTAACAACCTGTACGTGAGAAATACCAGCACAATTTACTACTACATCTGGGTTATATTTTTTCAATGTATCCCGTACCTGTATAACCGATCTAACATCACATTCTTCTTTAGGTATGTTAAATATATCGTTGTAAATTTGTTTAATACCATCACCAATATCACTCTTACCAAATATTAAAATTCTACTCATAAAGTAACGTCTCCATCTTTAACTTTATATAAAAATATTTCTAATTCATTAGGTGTACCAAGCATATGTTTTTTATTAACATCAACCTCGTAAACATTAACTTTAGCACCTTGAGAAATTAATTCATTATATGCAGGTGCAATATAGAACTCATTATTAGTTCTGATATTTTTAGCAATCATCATTACTACACTTTCAATATACTCACCCCCCGATTTAAAGTAGTAAATACCTGCACAAGCTTTATCTGAAATTACTTCTTTCTCTGCTACCCTAACAACGGCTTTTTGTTTTAACAAAGCATAACTGTGATGGGGGTTAGTAGAGTTAAACACTACCAGTGAACCATCATAATCTTTTGACTTATCAATAAAATCATCAAAATCCCATTCTAGATATTGATCACAGTTAGCAATTACCAATGGAGTGTCGTTATTAATATGTCTCAGTGCCATTAATGTGGTACATGCAGCACCTTCAGTAACAGTATTAAGTGGGATAATTGTTCCGTGTTGTTCTAGATATTCACGAAGCCCATTATCTAAATGTTCTTGTTGCGCAATAAAAATAAAATTACATTCACTATTTTTTAAGGTAAGCGAATCTATGACTCTTTTAATCATAGGCTCCCCGCAAACATCAATCATAGGTTTTGGTTTATCGTAACCGCTTTCAATAAATCTTTGGCCTTTTCCAGCCATAGGGATTACTATATTAATCATCTGGTTCCTTTTCTTTACGGAAATCTTGCTAAAACTTCTGGGTCAATTGGTATTGTATTTCTTAATCTATCGGCATAATCTTTTGTACATAAACTTGTAAGAAGATGACCACTCAGTTGCGCTTCTTCACTCATAAAGTGGGTATTCTCTATACCTACTATTGATGAAACAATATTATAAAAATTATGCATATGATTGGGGTCATATTTCATAAGCTCATTATAAGCTACCTTAACACTTTCATGCAACCGCTTTGGCCAAGCATAAAAAGTATCCCCTACCCATCTCTCTCGTTCCCAATACCCATTACCTTCATGGGAGGTAAAATTATACTTATCATAGTCTAAGTTAAAATCTTTTAAATGCTTGGTATAATGTACATCGTATCTAGACATGATATAAAAATCTATGTCTTCGCCATCAAGCATGTCTACAGCTTGTTTTCTTGTTATATTTTGTTTACTACCTTCAAATGCTAATGTATTAAACTTTACAGGGTTAAGTAGTTTAACAGTTTCCTCTACACGGGGATCTTGATATGCTAAACAGTAAATTTTAACATCATGATCTGCTTTTAATGGCTCAATTAAGTTCCTACTAATATTTGGAAAGCAATGATTAAAGTCTCTATCGGACTTATGACCAAATGCAATACCAGCAAATAATAATCCTACTTTCATATAATTTCCTTTGATAAATCTTTAATATATGGATAATAATCAGTTTGATATGATTTTCTTAATTGCTGTTCATTAACAAAATGCTGTGTACCAAACCCTTTAATTTTATCAGTGTTAGGTATTCTATCTTGAATTTGTGTCTTACGTTTAATGGTTTGAGCGTTAAAAGGTGACCACCCGTACCAGCATACCTTTAAAGCCTCGGTATTATAATCTGGATAATGTCTACCCAAAGGATAATTAACTGAATGTTTGTTGTGAATTAATCTAGGTCTTCTTGCCAAAGGGTCTCTGCCTTGATAATGAATACCATAAGTTTTTTGCCTTGTAAGAGGTTTTAAGAAATTATAGTTAGGTACGACATCTGGATTTTCATCTACCATAATAAAGCAAGGCACTTTTAATTCTTGATCTTCAACCTCGTTAAGAACAGAATAATCACCAACTAAAAACTCTGTAATATTAAGGCATGCTTTCCAACCGGTAACAGTTTTTTCTATTTCCATTACCTCTTTATCGATTAAAGCAGCATCAAAAAGTTCGTTTTTAGAGTCAATAATAGTCCAATTAGGACGATAAAATTTAATTATCTCAACCGAACTATCATTTGATGCATAGTTAATCATAATACCATCATCAAAGTATTTTAAGTGGTGCGTTAACCACCAAGGCAGTAAATACTGTTCGTTGTAAAAATGAGATATAATTGTTTTTTTCATAATATATTAATGTTAGGAAAGTATCTAAGAAAAATAATATCGTCTTTTTTAACCTTTAAAACATTTTCTTTTATCTCATTAAAGAAATTCCAAGCAAGAGGTACAACACACAACTTACCAGTTTCCTTTAAAATTTCCTCTGGGGGTAAGATAGGTATTTTAGAACCCGGGCAATAAAGATCGTGCTTTAAAGAATTATCGTCTACAATATAATCCAAATTAAATTTAGCAAAGTTAATAAAAGTATTGCCTTTAGCAGCAGCGCCATACCCTATTACCTTATAACCTAAACTCACCAACTCATCTATCTTAGCTCTTGTATCTATAGCAATTTGTTTACAAAACATTGCATACTTAAGCATTTTAAAATACGTTAAAGATTCTTCCTTAGCGATAAGTTGCTCTGATCGGTCAGATCGGTTTTTAGAAAGTACAAAAACAAAACTAGTACCATGAATTGGTGTACGTAAAACATCAATGACATTTAAACCTACCTTTCTAGCAAGCGTACAAAATGAACGAACACTAAAGAAAGAAATATGTTCATGATAGATAGTATCAAATTCATTATTAGGAAT